CAAGAATGACACTATGCTCCGTAAAAGACTTGGTGAAACCATGCCCACTAAGCATAGCAGTCCCAAAAGCAGCCAAATTACCTTGTGGCGACGTGGCATCTGTCGAACTCGTTTGCTGAACAGCAGAAATATTAACCGCACTGGAACCACCTCCTAGAAACTCGGGCCGCTGCAGCCGCGCATCAGGGCTAGTCACGCCAAAATGACTCTTAACAATCTCGGTATACCGAGTACCACCACGCGCATCGCGCTCCAGCAATTTCTGAATCTGAAAAGCCTGACGCAACTGGTTAATAGTAGCAGCCGTAGCCGTAGACAAATCGGCCTGTAACCCAGTATCAGTGCCAAAACGCATAGCAGTAGCAGCTGTGGCACCAGCGGCGCGCAACTCCTGAGCGCCCGCAACCACAGTAAACACCGGCCAATCGGCCGAGCCACCAGAATCCTGCATCTCAATATCAACGCCGTCACTAATGACCGGCGCCGTAGTACCTAACGGCAAGTCAACCGAATCACCCTTCTGAGGCCAGGGAAGGCAAGAAGTGAAATAATCATGACGCTTATTCCGCTTCAACAAAACATAGTCCGCCAGCGTATCCGGCCCATTGTCCGTATCAACAACAACGCTGTCCTGGAGATTCTCATCGCGAAACCACTCATTCCAAATCAAATTATACGCGCGATGCCAGAACGAACTAACAATCATACTTGCCGTAATCGGCAAACCAAGATAATCGGATAACGAATTAGCAACCGGCCAATGATTCTCCATTAACGGTACCGTGAAGTCGATAGAATCACCCGGATCAGTTTGCTCCCCGCAAAACTTCTGCCAATTATCCCACAACAAACGATTCGGAACCGCAAAAAAGAACGTCTCCATGAACAAATTATCCATGACCGGGAATATGGGCGTCGCCATACGAGCGAAACCCGTCATATTCAACGTAAACGTATCACCCGGCAGCGCCTCATCGCAAAAAATCGGAACCAACAAACCCGCGTCAAACGCGCTCTTTAAACCGTGGCTCCTATCAAAAGAACTCCGAGGGATATCAGCCCTCGGAACCCGAGAGAATTGATGTGTCATAACGCTACGCATGATCGGCTCCACCTCCATTCGATGCAGTATCCAAGACACCCGGACCAACCGGCAAATCTAACTGGCTCAAATCCTGAGCCAAACGAAACTCAATACAATTACCAAGCGAAAACTTCGTATCGCTGGTAATCATCCCAGTCTGGTCGTCAAACGAACCCAACTGAAAAAGCGTGTAATCCTCCGGATGCTGACCGAACGCATGACTCGGATCATTAACGCAATCGCTAATCGCTCTAACAGCCATCCCTGCGGTCGGCAAAAAAAATGGAGGCAAGTGAGCACTCGCCTTCGCATCGTGAACACAAAAAATCAAATGATTCATCATAACTCCCTTTCCAATCGACCCATCCGGGCCTCCAAACAAATCTCACGGTCCGCTAAACGCTCTGGCGTACAATCCGCATCGTGAGCACTAAACCAAACCTGACGTTTCGCCTTAACGGCTTGAATCATTTCCGGCTCAAACTCCGAAAACACGTCAGTATAATAACGAGGAGGAGGGCAAGAATGCCCATTAACAATAACCTCGTCAGACGGAAAAACTTCCGCACCAAATTCGTCCAGCCAACCCCGGCCTATGCCGGTATTACGACTCATCGTCGTGTACTCTGGACTCACAAAAGACGCCACACCGTCATCATCACAACGAAGGTACTTATCCCTCGCTTTCGCTCCGTTCACCTTCTTCATAATATAGCGCGCCACATAGGCCGCGCTCTCAAACGTCACTTCTCCGATCAGGCACATCCCATGGCCCCAACGTTCCTCTAAGCACTCAGAACGGTAATAGACATTACCCCGTTCTTCCTTCCAAACAACCTTATCATCAAAATCTAGGTTGAATAAAAGAGCATGGTAATGGGGACGTAAAGTCTCCCCACCATACTCACCACAGTGATAAAAGCGTATACGCCTATCACCAAAAAAGCGCCGAAGGCGCTTCATAAACAACTGGAAATGAACCTTGTTCAAAGACAAATCCGCTGGCAAATTATCACGGTCATAAGTCAGGGTTATAAAGCAATTATCCTCGTAAAGGCTCGCCTCATGCACGCACCGGACAGCCCATTGACGAGAACGCTCTAATCTACACCCACGACATTGACCACAAGCCAACGACATAAACGTGCTACCAGTATCACGTAACCATTTCCACTTAGAAACATCCTTCGGACGCACCCGCACTACGTGCTTATTCTCTCGAGCACTAAAGGCTCGCGATGCGTCCAAGGGATGAAAACACGGCATCCTATAAACGAATGCCGCCACGCATCGAACCAGAACGAATATTCTTTCGATGCGTACGGGAAGCCGTCTTAGAAAACAATTTCTTAGAACGACGCTTCCCCATCTTCTTTCGATATGCCATAGCAATCTCCAAAAAAAAGGCCCGGAACCACCGGGCCTAAACTAGCACAGTTCGCTTAGCCTTTCTTAATTAACTTCTCGAGCTCAGCCAACTGATCCTTCGTCTCGCACACGGCAGTTTCCTGCCTACGTAACTTAGAACGAAGCATCGTCAACAACTTATCATAAGGCACAACACTCTCCAAACAACAAAAGACATACGAACTATACTAAAAAGGACTACCACCAACAAGTGGTGTCAGTCCACACAGTTTGATCAAGGAACAACTGTGTCCGGCGGCGCCGGCGCCGCCTCAGAACCCGCCACAGCGGGATTAGCAGGAGTAGGGCTCGCCTCCGATGTCGCCTTAGACGGCTTCTCACGAAGCCCTAGCTCCACCATTTCCTCGGCATTACCCTCATCCTGCACAAAAGCTAAAAAAGCAGCCGGATCGTTACTAAACTTCGAGCGAATACTCGACGGCAACCCGTCGAAAAGCTCCTGACCGGCAACAACAACCCGCATAGACTCCGCGAAATCCAAAGACGTCGCAAAACCATAATCGGCGCCCCGCCGATTCACATGAGACAACGCACCAGTCTTCTGGTACCGCTTCATAATATTATTAATATTACACTCCACGGCCATTGACTGTTTCGCTCGACTCTCACCAACCGGAACGGTATAAAAACGCTCCTTCGCACTATACGCAGAAATAAACATTACCTATTCCTCCTAATCGTATCTCGATCAATATTGATTCGTAACGGACTACGTCGACGAAAATCCTTCTTCAAATCAGCACGACTCGGCTGAGGCCGAACCTTAAACGCTTCCTTAGCTCGCTCCCACGCTCTAGCAGTACCTACACGCAAGGAGTTAACTCCCTTAGCGAAACCACGATAAACAGAATCATATTGGGAACGCGCATCACGCGCCGCATCACCAATAACCGACGGAACACCTAAAGAACTCGCACGCTCGAACTCCGTCGCAGTCTGCGCCATCGTATTCACTTCAGTAGCCTTCAAATTACGAATCTCCTGCGTCAAACGACGCGCCATAAGCGCAGAATTAACAGCCGGGGTAAGCTCATCCCTAATCTGAGCCATCGAACCCCCCGGGCTAGACGCGCCCTTCTGGGCACTCAAAATCGGATTTAACCCCGCTGCGCGTAAATCCTCAACCTCCCTCTGGTGAGAGGTCGAAGACATGCGCTCCTGAAAAGCACGATTCCGCGCGGCCTCCGCCCGCGCTTCCTCGTTCGCACGACGAGCACCCTTCGCAGAAGCGGCGCCACCAATAAGCGAACCCGCAAGGGTCGCAAGAATCGCACCGATAGCCATTAGAAATGATCAATAAGACCAGGCACGCCATAAAGAGGCATCGGTCGAGCGCAACGCATAGAAAAATACGAATCAAAAATAAAATGCGGCTCCGCAGGAACCGCAATAACCCGGTCAACCGGGGGAACCTCCTCGATAAACGAGGAATTCAAAACCGGCAAAGCCGAAAAATCCTGGCTCAAGTGCCAGGCGTCCAAAGTACCAGCCGCATCCGACCGCATAATACCCGTTAAAACAGACGGCTTATAACGATACTCCGCGTAACGCTCCTGGTAACCAAAAACCAACTCATCGGCCGCGAGATTCTGATAAAAAATCTCCTTATTCAAAACCGCTTGCTCGCCAATCTGAGCCAACGCTGGCCAATAATAATCATAACGCGTCGCACGATGAAACATACGGTTCACACCCTGCTGATACGTCAAATCGGCACGGACGCATACCAATCCAATAATGACACTATGCTCCGTAAAAGACTTGGTGAAACCATGCCCACTAAGCATAGCAGTCCCAAAAGCAGCCAAATTACCTTGTGGCGACGTGGCATCTG